CCGTGGACTAACTCCAATAGTCCCCGTCCTGGCAGGCCGCAAGGTATCGGCGAGGAAGCAAGTGAATTTACCCAATTCGCGACATGTTCCAAACAGCACTCAGCGCAGCAGGTTATATCATCCCTGCCGCAGCGTCAGCGGTAGGGCAGGTTACTGCTCTAGGTAGGGCTATTGATGTCGTACCCAAATCAATAACCAACCTCATCCCGCAGCGCTTGAGGCCAGATAAAGAGCATGCAAGCTCGGGGGCCGTGAGAGCGGTCCTTCAAGCTATGGGTCTGACAGTACCCAAGTCAGCTGCAACTTACGTCATTACCAACAGAAACGTTGGAAAAGTGGCTGAGTTGTGGAAGGAGGTAAGCAAGCGCCGGACACTCATTGGGTGGGTGGTAGCACTAGTCTCTTTCCTGTATACTGCATTGAAGGTGATAAGGTCAATGGGTGGGGACCCCCTTGCACGACTCACCTTGATGGCCACGACCGTTACAACCCAAGCTTGCGAAAGGTTGGGTTGTGACAAGGGTCTAGTTGAACTGCACCGAGAAACCGAAGCGAAGCGCCTAAGATTAGTGCGCCACCAGAGGGTGAGGGAGCAGTGGAGGTCATTGCGCAACGGCCAGCAGTATGAGAACTTACTTGGCACTGTGGTGGATCGAATCCTAGGGAGGAACGCAAACGCGCAGGATCCCGCAGACGAGATTAGGTGCATTGTGTGTCGTGGCTACATGTTCGACACGCATACAGACACCATGGTCAATCCAGAGGCTCCACGACCAGGGCTGGGTGACATACACACCCAGAATAATGCCTCCAGGGTCAACAGGCCAGTTGAGGAAGCTGGCAACGATGACGACGATCCGAATCCCGTTGTTCGGAATCGGCGATTGAGGTATGTTGACCCTGTCAGAAACCCCATTCCCGTCTCGTACTGCCCCCATAGGGGTCATGCGTACAGGCGTGAACCACTGCGGTTTGCCGCAGATGGTCTCTGCCAACTGCTTGCACAGTTCCCAGTGCATCAGACGCGCGACACATTTGATAATAGGAGATCCATACACTACTGTTTGAGCAATATCTTTTCACAACGAACCCTAGTAAACGCGGACGTTGCACATGCCACCCACTTGTGCGAAACTGTTTACTGGGAGTTGGACGCCTACCTCCCGATGATTGGCGGTCCAACCACCTCCCAAGCTCCTAGCGCCTATTGACGGCGCTACGTGCGGGGCCGTGCTGTGACAGCAAAGACCACTCTGTCACATCCTGGGTGCACGGTCACCGCAAGAGCGGGGAGGAAGGTCAAGGTGGAAGTGTACTACCAAGAGGTTGCCACTGGCAAGCTCAAGGAGTACATGTTCTTTGACCGAAGCAAGGCTACAGCGAAATGTGCGGTCTTGGAGAGAGTGTTTTACGTGAAGGATCCCGACACAGGCGCGTTCAGGCCACCGCGTGCCTGCCAGCCCGTTATCCCGCGGTTAGGTTACTTGCGGGACGCCATTGTGGCACGTATGCCAACGTTTACCCCGCAGTCCATCGAAGAATTCGTTGAGACGTACCGGGGGGGACCGAAGTATGCGGTGTACAAACGGGCGGCTAAGTCATTGAGGGAAAACCCTTTGACCTAGTGAGGGACTCCGTGGTAACTGGGACAGTCAAGAAGGAGAAGACGAACCGGACAGACAAGTCTAGACCAGTACCCCGTTTGATTCAAGCACGATCACCAAGATTTCACATACAATTGGGGCGATATATCAGGCAGATGGAAAAGGAGTTTTACAGAGCAATCAATGATGAGCTAGGTTACACTGCGGTAACCAAGGGCCTCAACTCTGAAGACACCGCTCGTGCTGTTGTGGCTGCCATGCGCAGCTTCGACGATCCACGTGCTATCGATGGGGATGGCATGCGGTTTGACCAGCACGTTCGTGAGCTCATGCTTAAATACGAGCACACTTTCTACCCTGCGTGTTTCCCACCACATGAGCGAGGATGGTTAGAGCAGCTACTACGTTGTCAACTGGAGACCAATGGGGCAGTCTACTGTGACGATCTGTAGTGAAGTGGAAAACCAAAGGAGGCAGGTGTTCAGGTGATATGAACACTTCGACCGGCAATGTGCTGATAATGATGTCCATCATCATTGGGTACCTTGACGAGAAGGGCATCCGTGACAAAGTTAAGATCATCAACAATGGGGATGACTTTGTACTTTTTTGTGAGAAACGGAATGTCGGCCTACTGAAGGATTTCCACGCTTACGCACAGTCTATGGGTTTTGAGATTAAGTTGGGCGCCGAGACAAAAGAGATCGAGGAAATCAAATACTGCCAGACGCAACCAGTGCGTGTCAATGGGCAGTGGTTGATGGTCAGAGATCCTAGGATGGCGATCGACAAAGACTCAACCTGCATGGCACCTGTGCAAAACCTTAAATCCATACTCAAGTGGC